GCTGGGATGAGAACTGGCCGGAAGCCACCAGGCGGGATGTGATTCGCGCGGCGTGGTTTATTCATGCCCACAAGGGGACGATTGGCGCCGTGCGTCGTGTGGTGGAACCGCTTGGCTATCTGATCAACGTCACCGAATGGTGGCAAACCAACGATCCGCCTGGCACCTTTCGCCTTGATATCGGCGTCTTAGACACGGGCATCACCGAGGAAATGTATTACGAAATGGAGAGGCTTATTGCTGATGCAAAGCCTGCCAGCCGCCACCTTATTGGCCTGAATATCATCCAGGACATACCGGGATATCTCTACACCGGTGCCCTGAGCTATGACGGCGACATCATCACGGTTTATCCCGGATAAGTGAGAGCACAATGACAGTGAAATATAAAACGGTTATCACCAAAGCCGGTGCCGAAAAACTGGCTGCCGCGACCGTCCCGAACGGCAAGAAAGTGAACTTTACGGCGATGGCCGTAGGTGACGGTGGCGGTACATTGCCTGCGCCAAACACAAACCAGACGAAACTCGTCAATGAAGTCTGGCGGCATGCGCTGAATAAAATTAGCCAGGACAAAAAGAATAAAAACTATGTCGTGGCGGAGCTGCTGATTCCTCCTGAGGTTGGCGGTTTCTGGATGCGCGAGATGGGGCTGTATGACGATACCGGGACGCTGATTGCGGTCGGGAATATGGCAGAAAGTTACAAGCCCAAGCTGGAAGAGGGCTCGGGACGCGCACAGACTGTACGTATGGTCATTATGGTGAGCGATATCTCTTCGGTTGAGTTGATGATTGACACCTCAACGGTGATGGCGACGCAGGATTATGTAGACGGTAAGCTCGCGGAGCATGAACAGTCGCGGCGCCATCCGGACGCGACCCTTGCCGCTAAGGGTTTTACACAACTCAGCAGCGCAATCGACAGCGCCTCCGAGGTGCTCGCTGCAACGCCGAAAGCGGTGAAGGCGGTTTACGATTTGGCAAACGCTAAGTACACGGCGGTGGATGCGACGACTGTACGCAAGGGGATTGTTCAGCTTAGTAGTTCAACTGATAGTACATCTGAGGCGATCGCAGCCACATCGAAAGCAGTTAAAGTGGTCAATGATGACCTGAACATCATTAAAAAAAATATCGGTACTGCTGCTTCCGCTGATGCTGCTACATCGGACACAGATACAACGCCAAAACGTCTGGTGCCTGTAGGATGGATGGGATTGGGTGCGGTGTCCGGTGTGAGTTTTACTGACGCGAATCAGCCAAACTACAACTGTTATTTCCGCTTGAATGCACAGGGAATTCATGGGCCACTTGCTAATAGCCCATCGAATATCCTTCAATTTCAGTACGACGTCAACGCGGGCCAGCAAATTGGATATCGTGCCGGTGTGGTCAATGCTGCGATGTATCATCGTTCGAAAGTAAATGCCACGTGGGGAAACTGGTTGCAGGTGTTTGATACTGAACATCCGCCGACACCGGAGCAGGTTGGGGCATTTCCGAACTCAGGCAGTTTATTAAACAGTATTTATGATATTGCTTCGAGTAATATATATTCGGCTCTGGGGGTTGGTGCATCAACCCCTACCACTGGCATGCCTGAAAATTCAAGTAATAGTCGTTTCGCAGTATTTGCAACTATGGTTTATTCAGGCCAGTATTGGGTTACGCTTATTTCTCGTGATCAGAATTATACGGGTTTGGTTAATACCTCCTTAAAATCTGTCTCATGGACACAGGTTTATAACACAGCAAATAAACCCACTGCGTCAGATGTAGATGCCGTATCCGCGAGCAATGGCGGAACTTTCAAAAAAGAAGTTTTCTTCCAGTCTGGTCTTAATGTTAGAGGCAATACCGGTATCTATGCTGGCAATGATGCGGCTGGATTCGCTAGTAATAATCTACTTCTTAAGTCATGGTATGGAATAGGGTTTTATTGCACTCTTGCTGATGGCGAAGGGATGACGGGTTATATCAACACCCGTAACGGTCAGCTTGAAATGAAAGGTCAGATTATTCCAGGGAATTATTCGAATTTTGATGGGCGTTTCCAAAAAATAAATACCATCTCTAAAGTTGCTAATGGTTGGTTTAAAGATACTAATACAGGACTCATCATTCAGTGGGGATCGGGTTCGCTTCTCAATAGTGCATTTACGTTACCCATCGCATTTCCTAATGCGTGCCTCTCAACGCAGATAACGGATCGCGGGAATGGTAAAAAGGCTTTTTCTGGCATGGCGTCGAGAACTGATTTAACGGTTTGGGGGGATGCCTCGAATCCAACTTATTCATGGCTAGCTGTAGGATATTGATATGAGCGAAATCTTTTTTTATAGCGCGGGGAGTAAAGGTTTTTATGCGGGTTCAATGCGGGAAGCTTATATGCTTGCGGACAGTTGGCCTGAGGATGTTATCGAAATTAATGAAACTCTGTATCGCAACTTACTTAAGGGACAGGCTGAAGGGAGGATTATTACCCATGGTGCATCAGGTCAACCAAAACTTTCCGAACCACCTGAGCCCTCTGTCGAAGAGTTAATAGCGCAGGCTGAGATAACTCGAGCAGAGCTGTTTAAAGAGGCCAATATAAGAATCACGCCTTTGCAAGATGCCGATGAGCTTGGGATTGCCTCTGAGGATGAGAAAGAACGGCTCGCCTGCTGGAAGCGCTATCGGGTGTCGCTAAACCGGCTGGATTTCAGTACTGCCCCAGATATCGACTGGCCCGAACGCCCAGCCTGACCCCAAACCCTCCATCCGGAGGGTTTCTCGTTTGTTGTGTAATCCTTTCCCCAACCCCAATTCGTCGCATAAATCACGCTCTCCGCAGAAAATAGCCTCACCACTAAACGAAGGAGTTAAACGGATGGGCGACTATCACCACGGCGTGGAAGTCATTGAAATCAACGATGGCACCCGCACTATTTCCACCGTCTCGACGGCAATCATCGGCATGGTCTGTACGGCCAGCGATGCTGACGATAAGACATTTCCTTTAAACGAACCAGTGCTCATTACCAACGTGCAAAATGCAATTGCGAAAGCCGGTAAGGCGGGGACGCTGTCCGCTTCTTTGCAGGCGATTGCTGACCAGTGTAAACCGGTTGTCGTTGTTGTTCGCGTGGCCGAAGGCACCGCAGAAACGCCGGAAGAGGCACGCCAGCAGACAATTTCCAACATCATTGGCACCACTGATGAAAACGGCAAATACACCGGCCTGAAGGCGCTTCTGACCGCTAAAACGGTCACCGGCGTTAAGCCGCGTATTCTCGGCGTACCGGGGCTGGACTCTCAGGAAGTAGCAACCGCACTGGCCGCAATGTGCCAGAGCCTGCGCGCGTTCGGCTATGTCAGCGCATGGGGTTGTAAAACCATTTCTGACGCGATCGAGTACCGCAAAAACTTCAGCCAGCGCGAGCTGATGGTTATCCACCCTGATTTTCTGGCATGGGATACCACCACGAATGCGACGACGATGGCATGGGCGACCGCTCGCGCCCTTGGCCTGCGCGCCAAAATCGACCAGACAATGGGCTGGCATAAAACCTTGTCGAACGTGGGCGTCAACGGCGTCACGGGCGTAAGCGCCTCTGTTTCCTGGGATCTGCAGGAGCAAGCGACCGATGCCAACCTGCTTAACCAGGCCGGTGTCACCACGTTGATTCGTAACGATGGATTCAAATTCTGGGGCAACCGTACCTGTTCAGACGATCCGTTATTCGTCTTTGAAAACTACACCCGTACCGCACAGGTGCTGGCCGATACCATGGCTGAAGCGCATGCATGGGCGATGGATAAACCCATTACCCCTACGCTTATCCGCGACATCGTGTCCGGTATCAATGCCAAGTTCCGCGAGCTCAAAACCAACGGCTATATCGTTGACGGCTCCTGCTGGTATGACCCTGAATCGAACGATGCATCCACCCTGAAAGCGGGGAAATTGTATATCGATTACGACTACCCCCCTGTCCCGCCGCTGGAAAATCTGACCTTGCGCCAGCGCATCACCGATACCTATCTGGCTGACCTGTCAGATTCGGTTAATAGCTAAGGAGCTGAAGCATGGCGTTACCACGCAAACTGAAATATCTGAATATGTTCAACGATGGCCTGAGCTATATGGGCGTTGTTGAGTCTGTCACCTTACCCAAACTTACCCGCAAGCTGGAGAAGTATCGCGGTGGCGGCATGCCGGGCTCGGTCTCTGTTGACCTTGGCCTGGACGATGATGCCCTGGCGCTGGAGTGGACCGTTGGCGGTCTGCCGGACGCCGCGCTGTGGGCACAGTATGCCTCTCCGGGCGCGGATAGCGTGCCTCTGCGCTTTACCGGCTCTTATCAGCGCGATGATACCGGAGAAATCTCCGCCGTCGAAATCGTCATGCGCGGCCGTCACAAAGAGTTTGATGGCGGTGAAAACAAGCAGGGCGAGAGCGGCACCACCAAGATGTCCACCGAGTGCGCGTACTACCAGCTGACCATCGATGGCAAAGAGATCATTGAAATCGACATCATCAACATGGTGCTGAAAGTCGATGGCGTTGATCGCCTGGCGGAACACCGTAAGGCCATCGGCCTGTAACCCTTTAACCGGCCGGGATCGCCGGCCGGTAAGTTAACTTTCTGAAGAGTATCGAAATGGAAAATATCAACGAGACCACCATGAACGAAAGTGAAAACCCACACATCGTCACGCTTGATAGCCCCGTTTTGCGCGGCGAGCAAAAAATTGAAAAAGTGACCGTTGCAAAACCCAATGCGGGAACCCTGCGTGGGGTATCGCTGGCGTCGCTGGCGCAATCCGATGTCGATGCGTTGATCAAGGTGCTGCCGCGAATGACCTCACCAGCACTGACCGAGCATGAGGTCGCGCGCCTGGATGCCTGCGATCTGCTCTCTTTTGCAGGTAAGGTGATCGGTTTTTTGTCACCGGCTTCGGCTCGCTGAAATTTCCCGAAAACCTGTCGGTCGACGATCTGATGGCGGATATCGCGGTGATCTTTCACTGGCCGCCGTCAGAGCTGTACTCCCTGAGCGTGACCGAACTCCTCTTATGGCGCGAAAAAGCGCTGCAGCGAAGCGGAAACCACCATGAGTAATAATGTCAGACTTCAGGAGCTGCTTAAGGCAGTCGACCGGGCAACCCGACCGCTTAACGCTCTCCATAACGCGAACCGCACTCTCGCAAGCGATATCCGTGATTCACAGACGGCGCTGGGGGCGCTCGATGAGCAGGCGGGGCGGATTGATGGCTTCAGGAAAGCAAACGCCCGGCTCGCCATGACTGAGCAGTCTGTTGCCCGGGCGAAACAGCAGGCAGCGGCGCTGGCGGTGCAGTTTAAAAACACGCAAAACCCCACCCAGGCAGAGGCTGATGCATTGTCCGCAGCCCGAAAATCGGCAGCCGACCTTAAGCTTGAGTACAACAACCTGCGCTACTCGGTTCAGCGTCAGCGCGCTGAACTCTCACAGGCAGGCATAAACACACGCACGCTCTCGTCGGATGAGCGTCGTTTACGAACCCATATCAGTGAAAAAACGCAGCAGCTTAACCGACAGCGGGATGCACTGGCTCGCGTCAATCAGCAACAGGAGAGACTGAGTGCCGTTCAGAACCGCTACGAGTCAGGCAAACGCGTTGTCGCGCGGGTGAACCAGCTGGCGACTGCGGGGGTGGGAATGGCCAAAGCGGGCTTTAACCAGACGGCCCAATTTATGGCCCCTGGCATCCGTTTTGAAAAGCAGATGTCGACTATTCAGGCAAGCCTGGGTCTTGAGAAAGGTGATGCCCGACTTGAGGCCATTCGCCAGCAGGCCCGGGACGTCAGCGTCAGCACCGGCGTACCTGCTGATACGGTCGTGCGGGCTCAGATCGAACTGGCCCGTTCAGGCTACGACGCCGATGGGGTTATTGCGGCCACAGTGCCCACGGTTAACCTCAGCCAGGCGGGGAACGTCGACGCGGCAAAAGCAGCCGACATTATCAGCAGCACGCAGGCTGCGTATAGCCTGGCCGATACGGACGCGGAACGCATCGCAGATGTGCTTACGCGTGGTTTTACCTCGTCTAACACCAGTCTCGCTGAGATGGCGGCGGCCGTCATCTCCGCTGCGCCAGCTGCGGATACTGCCGGTATGGGACTTGAAGAGACAACCGCGCAGCTTAGTTCCCTGGTGAATAAGGGGATAAACGGTGCCGACGCCGGGGACGTGCTCAGCGTGAGGTTGCGACAGCTTCAGTCTCCGGATGCGCAGCGTTCAGCCGCGGATAATGGCGCGCGTGATGAAAAACGTCAGCCGTTACCGGGGGCGAAGGGCAGTGCCGCACGCGTTGCTTCCGTTCAGACCGATAATCTTGACGGCGATATCAACCGATTTCAGGCCGCGTGGAGCGGGTTGAAGATTGACGTGTTCGATAAAGCGGATGGCGCTCTGCGTAAACTGATAACAACCGCAACCGGCTGGCTTAGCACGGCCTCTCTTTGGGTGAATGCCAACCCCGCGTTGACGCAGACCCTCGCCAGCATCGTTGTCGGCGCGCAGGCGTTTTCAGGCGTGCTGGGGGGAGTCGGTATGGCTATCGGCCCGGTTCTGACGGGCGTCAATATGGTCATCACCGCAGCCGGTATGTTGGGAACGGTATTCAGCGTGGTGGGCGGGGCCATCATGACGGTACTGGGAGCCCTTAGCTGGCCGGTTATCGCCCTTGGTGCAGCGATTGCCGCAGGTGCATTACTCATTTTCAAATACTGGGAGCCCATCAGCGCCTTCTTTGGCGGCGTGATGGAGGGGCTTTCGGCGGCCTTCGCACCGTTAGGCGAGTTGTTCTCACCGCTGATGACGGTATTTGATGCTATCTCGGAGAAGGTGGGCGGTATCTGGCAGTGGTTCACTGACCTGATCTCGCCGATTAAGGCGACGCAGGAAACGCTGGATGGCTGTAAAAACGCTGGCGTGATTTTTGGTCAGGCGCTGGGCGATGCGTTAATGGCACCGCTTGATCTCTTTAATAGCCTGAGCGGCAAGGCCAGCTGGCTGCTGGAGAAGCTCGGTATTATCAAAAACGAGTCGGGCGATCTCGACGCCGCTGCGGCAAAAGCAGAATCGGCATCCTCACCGGCGGGCAGCGCTTATATTCCGGGCGCGGGGATCTCTGGCGGCAGCCTGGGGTATCAGCCGACCATCGCTACTGGAGGACGCTCTTACGTCGATCAGAGTAAAAGCGAATATAACATCACGCTGCAGGGGGGCACGGCCTCCGGAATGGATCTGACGCGTCAAATCCGGGAGACGATAGATAATATTGAACAGGATAAAGCGAGACGGCAGCAATCCAGCTTAATGTATGGTTGAGGAGAGATAAAATGTTAATGGTGCTGGGTCTGTTTGTCTTTGAACGACGAACCTTACCCTATCAGACAATGCAGTTTACAAAGGATTACCGCTGGGCGTCCAACGATCGGATCGGGAAACCTAAAGCCTGGCAGTACCTTGGCGAAGGCGAGACATCTTTTACCCTCTCCGGACTGCTTTACCCTGAGCTCACGGGAGGGCGGCTTTCCCTCAAGGCGGTTGAGCTGATGGCGAATGAGGGGCGGGCATGGCCGTTGATAGACGGTACCGGCATCATTCACGGCATGTTTATCATTGAAAAAGTCACGCATACGCATTCGGATTTTTACAGTGACGGTACCGCCCGAAAAATTAATTTTACGCTGGAACTGAAACGCGTGGACGAATCGCTGATGACGATGTTTGGCGATCTGAGAACCCAGGCCGAAGAGCTGGTGACGAGCGCACGTAATAGCATTGGAGGGCTGGTGGGATGATCACCGAAATGAATATCCGGGCGGGTGG